CCGCTAATGCCAACTCTTGACCAGCACCAGTCATCGAGCTACACTAAGCTCCTTTACATCGGCAACTCCAGCTCGGGCAAGACTGGCTCTCTCGTCAGCCTTCTTGCCGCCGGTTACAGCCTCGTCATCCTCGACATGGACAACGGCCTTGACTCCCTCGTCCAGTTCGCCAAGCGTGAATGCCCGGACAAGCTCAAGAACGTCCGCTTCGAGACAGTCCGCGACAAGTACAAGGCCACACTTCAAGGGCCGATTGTGAGTGGAACCCCCAAGGCATTCACCGATGCGCTCCAGCTTATGACTAAGTGGAGCGACGGCACTGATCCGGCGGAGCTTGGGCCGAACACAATCTTCGTCCTTGACAGCCTGTCGGCGTTCGGGAAGGCAGCGTTTGACTGGGCGAAAGGTATGGCTCCAGCCGCCAAAGACCCCCGCCAGTGGTACTTCTCCGCCCAAGGCGCGGTCGAGAACATGATCTCGCTCTTGACGAGTGAGTCCTTCCACACCAACGTGATCGTCATCAGCCACGTCCAATACAAGGAGCAGGCTGATGGCACGACACAGGGCTTCGCCAACACAATCGGCAGCGCCCTCGGCCCCATAATCCCTCGTTACTTCAACACGCTCATCTTAGCTGAGCGCACTGGTTCAGGCAAGAACGTCAAGAGGAAAATCAAGACGATCCCAACTGATATGATCGATCTTAAAAACCCCGCTCCGTTTAAGGTCGAGTCTGAATTACCCCTTGAGTCGGGGATGGCGACACTGTTTGCCAACCTCAAGGAACTGCAACCATCAACACAGGAAAACAAGCCATGAACTTTAATGAAGTTCTCAACACAGCAGTCAGCGCAATCGAACGCCCGCCGACAGTTCCGATCGGCGAGTACAAAGCCTTCGTCGAGAAAATCCCCTCCATCGACACAATCGCCGATGGCCGCTTCGACATCTGTGATTTCCAGATGCACCTTACTCAGGCCCTCGACACGGTGGACGCCGACGAGTTAAAAGCCTACGGCAAAATCAACGGAGTCCGTCAGCGTCTCAGGTTCATGTTCAATCGTGACCCCGATGAGGAAACTAACTTCAAGCGCAGCCTCTACAACTTGAAGCGGTTCCTTGTCGATCACCTTCAGATTGATGACAAGGGCGACGATGCCCTCAAGCAGATGCTGAACGATGCAGTCAACAAGGCTTGCATTGTCACGATTGGCCTCCGCGTTGACAAGAATAATCCGGAGATTATGTACAGCGAAATTACGAAAACGGCTCCGCTAGATTAAAACGCCAGTCTAGTGGCAACTTCGGGAGGGCTTCGGTCCTCCCTTTTTCACCAATTGAGGAGGGCCTATGACTAGCGGTGAATTTACATCTTTCCCTGTAGATAAGATTTGGGTGGATCGAGACAAGCGGCAACGCAAATCCCTTGAGGGGATAGAGGAACTAGCTGAGTCCATCAAGAACATCGGCCTTATCAACCCCCTCACCGTTCAAAAGGATGGCCAGCTTCGCACCGGCGAGCGCCGATGGAACGCAGTCAAGATGCTCGGCTGGACTAACGTCGCCGTTCAGTTCATTGAGGACTTACCCGAGTTCGAGCTTCAACTCGTCGAGCTTGAAGAAAATATCAAGCGGGTGAACCTGAGTTGGCAAGAGGAATGCGATGCCATCTCAGCTTACCATAAGCTGCGGGCGGTCGATCCCGAGTGGAACATGAATAAGACCGCCGACGCCCTCGGCCTCAAGGTCAGCGAAGTCAGCGAGAAACTTGCCGTTCAAAAGCACATTGATGAGGGCGATGTGATGATCGCCAAGGCCGACAAATATTCAGTGGCCCGTAACGTCGTCCGCCGAAAACAGGAGCGGGCGGTAACGAGCGTACTCGCCGGGCTTGAGGGCAAGGACACTTCCGCGCCGTTCTTGAATGTCGATTTCAACCTGTGGGCACCAGCCTACGATGGCCCGCTATTCAACATGCTCCACTGCGACTTTCCGTATGGGATCAACTTCAACGATAGCCCCCGACAGAACTCCGACACCGCCAGTCTTGGCGAGGAATACTCCGATGACATCAGCGTTTATATGCTATTGTTGGATACTCTTACTAAGGCTATGGTGAATGTAGTAGCCGAGTCCGCCCACATGATCTTCTGGTTCTCGATGCGCCACTATACTATGACCTATTTACAACTCGGGCAAATGGGCTGGAAGGTCGATCCCTTTCCCCTCGTTTGGCACAAGTCAGACAACGCCGGAGTCCTCCCCGACCCACAGCGCGGACCCCGTCGTACCTATGAGACAGCATTCTTCTGCTCGCGCGGCGACCGAAAGATCGTACAGGCCGTGGCCAATTCAATCGCCGCCCCGACCACTAAGGATATTCACATGAGCGAAAAGCCTATCGAGGTACTTCGCCATTTTATGAGGATGACAACTGATGGCTTTTCTAATGTCCTTGATCCAACAGCTGGCTCAGGCAACGCGATACAGGTCGCGCGCACTCTCCGAGCGGCATCAGCCCTCGGCCTTGAAATCGATCCCCAGTTCTACAACGCAGCAAAAGGAGCTTACAATGCAAACGACTGAACAGTTACTTGCCGAACGTGGGAAGACTCATGGCGATTTTATGGACAACGCCAGCATGGCTCAAAGACTCAAGAGGGATATGCACTCCTCAGATGGATGGAGTAACTTATTGGATGCGCAACAAGAGTCCCTTGACTTAATCGCCACCAAGATTTCCCGCATCTTGAGTGGGGGCAATAACAATCAGGACAACTGGGATGACATCGCCGGATATGCAAAGCTGGCAAACAAATCGTCCGTGTTCGATCAGCCAAAGCAGGATTTTCCCCCGTACACCCGCGACAGCCTGATACATCCTGAGGAGGGCTACCTCGGTCGCCGCGTTGACAACCCTAGCGTGGGCATGACACCGCCCTCACCCCCAGTGATGAAAGAGGTTACAGAAGCTAGTGAAAGCTGATGACCTCCATCGTCATCGTCGGCGAGGCATGGGGCCGCGAAGAGGAGGAGCAACGCCTCCCCTTTGTCGGCCCCTCCGGCCGTTTCCTTAACGCAATCCTCCATCAGGTCGGCATCAACCGATCTGAGTGTTTCGTCACGAACGTCTTTAACATTCGTCCTCAGCCCACGAATGACATCAGGAACCTGTGCGGCAGCAAGGACGAGGGCATTCCCGGCTGGCCATTTGTCACCAGCGGCAAATACATTCGGGCGGAATACGAGCCCGAGGTTCACCGTCTACTGAAAGAAATTGAGACCATCAATCCAGTACTGATAATTGCCCTTGGCGGCACAGCGACTTGGGCCTTGTTAAAGAGAACGGGGATCAGCAAAATCCGGGGCACGACTATGGCCACCACTTCAGGCCACAAGGTCTTGCCAACCTTCCACCCCTCAGCTATCCTTCGCGATATGCGCCTCCGCCCAATCTTCATCGCCGACCTCTACAAGGCGGTACGCGAGTCAGCCTATCGCGAGGTCAAGCGCCCAGAGAGAACGATCTGGATCGAGCCAACCTTGAATGATCTCTACACTTTCGAGGAAGGCTTTATCGTTCCCTCGCCCGACTTATCAATCGATATTGAGACAAGCGGCGATCAAATTACCTGTATCGGTTTCGCTCCCCGAGTTGATGTGGCATTGGTCCTCCCATTCCGCACAACAAAGGGCAACTACTGGCCGACTTTGGAGGACGAACTGAAGGCGTGGGATTGGGTAAAGCGTATCTGCGCCCTCAAGAAATCCATCGTCGGCCAGAATTTTCTTTACGACATACAGTTCTTGTGGCGCAAGTACGGCATAACCGTGCCTCATTTCGAGGACGACACGATGCTTTTGCACCACGCGCTGTATCCTGAGATGAAGAAAGACCTCGGCTTCCTCGGTTCGATCTACACCGACGAGGCCTCGTGGAAAGTTAATCACAAACACAAAGACACTGTGAAGGAGGAAGATTGATGCGCAACATTCATCAGAAAGTAAAAGATAGGTTTGGCGATAGAGTTGCAACGCTTAGACCGGGCGAGGCTCTAAGCTATTACCCAGACGAGGACAAATCAAGAGGGGAAAGATATGTTCGAAACTTTACAAAAAATGAGGTTTGGGAGATTTTCTCCCGCCCGTTCGATGTAGCTCCTATTCCACTTGAGGAGGATTGAATGCGTCTCGTCCTGCTTGAGTCTCCGTTCGCCGGGGCGATTCGCAAGAACGTTGCCTACGCCCGCCTCGCTGTGCGCGACTCCATCCGTCGTGGCGAGGCCCCAATCGCCTCGCATCTTCTTTACACTCAGCCAGGCATCCTCGATGACAGCATCGCTGATGAACGCGAACTCGGCATCCTTTGCGGCCACGCTTGGGCTAGAGTGGCTGAGGCCATGGTCGTTTACACGGACCTCGGCATCACTGCCGGGATGCGACGAGCGATTGAGACGGCAACAGCCATCGACTTGCCAATCGGCTACCGCAACATCGACATGCGCGAGCTAGTCATAAGTGATGAGTTCTTTGGGGCCTTCCCCTAATGGCCCGCCTGATCCAAACCGCCAACCTCAATCAGCTTGTCATCCCCAAGGGCGACGAGAACGATTGGATTTATAATG